ACCCCTCTTTTATAAATTCTTGCCATCAGGCGTATGCGTGCCTGAATTATGTAAAGCCCATCGAAAGCTGTCCCACATATCCCAGCCTTCTGATCTAAGTTGAGCATACCATTGTTTAAATCTATTATATCGTTGGATCGTACTGTTCTCCATTATAACCAGGATATGATTGTCCTTTGTGCACACCGGAATTACAGCCTACCACTACTACGAGTAAAAAGATAATTGACCACAATGTAACTTTTTTGGTCCACATCATAAATTGATCAAATGTTTTTTCTGATTCTTTTTGAGCAGCTGCTCTTACTTCTTCATCTGTCATTAGGATCTCGTTTTATAATAAGAACGATAAATCTCTCGAAGTTCTATATTATCAGTGGATTCTTGTACTATATAATCGGTCTTATCAATTTCAGCTGCAGTTCGGTCTGCCATGCCAATAGCATCTTCTTGTCTACTGGCAATAGCAATAATCTCGCCGTCCTTCTTTCTTACAATAAACATTAGTTCAGTCCAAAGCAAGGTAGAATAGTAAGATTACAATAACGAGCATAATCTTCAAGACCTACCATTGCCATTAGCAACAAGACAGGAATAACTGCAATCATAAAGACAATTATCGCAAATGCTTTTGCAAGGCCTTTGGTTGTACAATAATCATGATGTGGTTCTTCAGACATTTTCATAAAATCTCCGGCAGTCGTAAATTTCAAGTCTTGCATATCATTATTCATGTTCGCCGCCAGGTCCTCTTGCACTATAAAAACCATATGGCTTGCGCTTGGCCATTTCAAAAGTAGCAACCGTGATAGCGATTGCGCCAAGCAGTAATGAGTGAGCAATCATACTATAAAGACCTGCCCACATGCTTCCTACGATAATACCGAACACAATACACCACATCCAAGCCAATACTTGCATAATCATATGTCGAGTATTTAAATCCGGAATATTACTTAATGGATTAAGATTGTGATCCATTACCACATTCCAACTACTGTAAATAAAACTAATCATCGTCTTTCCTATCAAAAATGAGAAACAGGGCCGTCAAAGTAAGAGATAGCCCTGCTAGTATTATCCAATCAGGCATGTATTAATTTGGTACAGCTGCATCAATACCTTCAACATAGAACATCATCGTGTCAAGTTGTGCTCGTGTTGCTACTTCGCCTTCAGCCAAGAACGGTGTGCCATCTTGCTTATTTAATGGACCAGTAAATCCATGTAATTCACCGCTTGAAATAGCGTCTTTAATACGTTGAGCTTCTTCAGCTACCATAGGTGGCATATTTGCAAATGGTGCCATCTGAACTGCGCCTTCGTCCATAGTACCAAAGTAATCGCCAGTTGTCCATGTCCCATCAAGTACTTGACCTACTTTAGCAATATAATATGGACCCCAATTATCAATAGATGCTGTCAACTGAGCCTTTGGTGCGAACTTCATTTGATCTGAAGCTTGACCAAAACCAACTACACCTGCTTCTTCTGCCGCTTGTAATGGTGCTGGACTATCTGTATGCTGTGCCACAACATCGCAACCTTGTTGAATCATTGCTACTGCCGCATCTTTTTCTTTACCGGGATCGTACCATGTATATACCCAAGTAATAGAAATCTCTACGTCTGGATTATATTTCTTAGCGCCTAAATAATATGTATTAATTTCACGCATAACTTCTGGAATCGGGAACGAGGCGACATAACAAATCTTATTGGTTTTTGTCATCATACCTGCAATAACGCCTTGTACGTGCCGTGCTTGATATAAACGTAATCCATAGTTAGCAACATTCTCTGACATTTTGTAGCCAGTAGCATGTTCAAATTTTACGTTAGGAAATTTCTCTGCAACGTTCATTACTGGATCCATATATCCAAATGAAGTAGCGAAGATAATATCGGCGCCTTGAAGAGCCATTTGAGTGAGTACTCGCTCTGCATCTGCACCTTCTGGTACTGACTCAACAAACGTGGTTTCGACACGATCGCCAAAAGCGTCTTCTACTTGTTGACGACCAATATCATGACGATATGTCCATCCATGGTCTCCTGTTGGTCCTACATAGATGAACCCAACTTTTGCTTTATCTGCTGCAATTCCAGCAGTAGCCATCATGGCCGCGGTAATGAAAACTAAAAATTTCTTCATAAATTTTTTCCCTATTTTTTGTCTGAAACAAAAGAATACATTTCTTTTGCTTTTTTCATTAAATCATCCATAGAATACATTTGATATGCTTCTTGCACTTCTTCGTAGTTTTTCTTGCCTTGTTCGTACATATCATTCATCAGCTGAACATTCATGTTATATTGCTGATCCATATAATCTTTTGCTAGTTTGAGCATGTCTGCTCTTATTTCAAACGGATTTTTACTACTCATTTCCGAAACCTTTCATATCGCTTGCAAGCTTATCGACGGCTTCGTCCATAGCTTTAAGTTGATCTTTATAAAAGTTGAAAGTATAAGCATTCATTGCTTTGCTAAAAGTATTCCAACCGGTTACTTTTAAGTCGACCATTTCTTCGAAAAAAGTTCTGTTATGGTCCGTAAGTTGTTTGTATGTAAAAATCATTTACATCTCCTATTTGTGTGTTGTGTGTGACTAAGAGGGCGATTGCCCGCCCTCTGACTTTTTAAAGCCTTCTCATAATAAAGTTGTATTTATAATACATTCATTTGACTGACTGTATGCATCAAAGACTGCATAAAAACCTATCATTATGCATACTAAGATTAGCACCGACATTGTAGCAAAAAAGACTAAACCAAGCCTCTCCACCAATTCTGATGTAACCATTATACGGCAAACATTAATAGAAGCGCTACAAGAAATGCAAAGATTCCTAATGCTTCTGCAAATGCTATACCAACAAACATTGTCGAGTTGTCTGCTTTCTTTGGCATATGTTTTAATACATTACCTACAATTATTGAAACTCCGATGGCTGCGCCACCCATTCCAAATGTTGCAAGTCCTGCACCTATCATGGCTCCCATTGTTGCGATATCACCGGTCATTTTGCAACTCCCGTATTTCCATCATACAACGTTTGGATTCCTCGATCATACCCATTCTTGCGAGCTCCGCCGCTGCTCTCGAGTATCCAATCATCTGCGTGTAGCGATCTAATGAAGACCACAAACCCGACAAGGGTGAGAAGACATAGTTTGCGACCAAAGCTGTCATTAAACCCACCCTCTTAAATTATCATTTTGATGATGAGCGACGTACCAAATATCACCTCTACAAAGGCCAATATCTGCTAATTCTTTATCAGTTAATTTTGATAACTCTTTGATAGTTTGGCGGGCTAATTTATTGTGAACTCTTGATTCTCTGACTTCTTTTATAAAATCAGTAATAAGCTCAACGGTTTTCGTTAAGTAGCTGTGCGCTACTATTATGTGTTGTGTCATTTTCGACCTCGTTTTTTCCAATTGAAATTTTACGAGGACGCATTTCTTCAGGAATGACGTACTTCAGTTCGATTGCAAGTATGCCATCTTGAATATCTGCTCCGTGCACTTTTACGTGCTCAGACAGCCGGAACGTTCTTTTAAACTTTTTCGTAGAAATACCACGATGAATAAAGTCACGACCCTTAGAAACATGCTCACCCATCACAGTCAAGGTACGATCCTTAACTTCGACAGAGAGTTCGTCTTTCGAGAATCCAGCCACAGCCATTTCGATCAAATAGTCTTGATCTGATGTTTTGATAATATTATGTGGGGGATAGTGGTCTTGAGCATGTTTAGCAGTAAACTCTAACTCATTAAATAAATGGTCAAAACCAACGAATGATGAACGGGGAAATAGTGTTGTTAAGCCTGTCATTGTTATCTCCTTTTGATCAAGCAAGATTAAAAACGGACCCGGTTAACCGGCATCCTTAGTTATTTATATAATACTTTTATGCGAAAAGTACATAGGCGGTATGCGTTTTTTTTACACTTCCATGTCAATAAATTGACCTTGAACTTCTCCTGGGCTAACAGTAGTACCATCTCTATTATATCGTAACGCAGCCTGATCTTTCAACATCTGTACTTCTTTTGCCCGTTCTTCGATTTCTTTAACTTGATTAAGTTTAATCTCAGTACGAGTAGCTGCTTCTACCACACGAATACGTTCTTTTTCTTGTGGAGGCTTAATATGTTCACTATTTGGATATACGTTGGGATGACCATATTTAGCTGCTTGAATTTGCTGATACATTTCGAATGGCATACCGTTAGTCGGGAGTGTTTTCATTACTTATTTCCTATATTATATTTAGGGCAAAGTTCCCATTGATCCTTATCTTTAAATGATATAACTTTAATTTGTCGCAATGGAGCACACTCTAATTCTGATTCTACTGCAAATGTAATAAGTCCCCAATCACTTAATAGTGTAGCAATTGTGTTTCTTCTTGCAATATCATTTAATTCTAAATTTGCTTTCTTACCATCTAACATAAACAACTCTTTAAAGTGTACGATAAAATATCGTCCCTGTTTATGTAGGATATGACACGACTGAAATAACTTTTTATCTTTACGTGATGCAACGCCGATACGTGTAAGGGTTTCTCTCACCTTTAAAAAATCATCTGGTTGATTAATGGTAACTTCCAACATGCTTGCTGATGACCATTCAATGCTTTCCTCTTTTACGTCCACCTTTATCCACCTTCTCTTTTATTATTTTTATTTGGTCAGGTGATAGGAGTGACAAAACTTGTCTAGCTTTTTCGTTACTGTAGCCATAGTATTGTTTAACCACTTCAATATCACTATCTAACTCAGGTTTATTCCATTTCGAAAAACGTTTACGTTTCCTAACCGTATTTATCAAAAAATGAAATTGTAACCTTTTGTCGATATGGTGATATCTATTCATGATATTGGACAGCGCTGCCGTATCATAAAAATAACTAAGGCCTCGATTTACCATGAATGCGTTATAATCTTTTTCGCAATCATCTGTAACCATTATATCTGATTTTGTATCATTAATGGCTTTAAGATAATCAAAATGATTCATGAGTAAATATATCGTGCTACAGTTTGCATTCTCATCACATCCATAACAATATCGTGTCTTGGATCATGATGTACAAATCTGTCTTCGTATTCCTTTGGAATAAATTTATTATCAAGTGAACTACCCCAACACATACCATCTAGCATTGATCTTGTATCTCTGATAATCCACCATGGATAAGGAACTTCTTTCTTAAAATATTTAAGAACGCTTTCTAATACAATAGGATCAAAACCATTGCCTCTTGTATAAGCTTTTTTAAGAGTATCAGGTCCTATACAATCAGTAAAGAATTCATACATATCTTCAATTGACATATCATTCTTTGATGGTTTTAATTGAGCTTGAGCTTCAGGCGATTTACGTTGCCACCATTCAAGTGTTTTCTTATCGATAATTCTATCAAACTTTTCAACTTGCTCTACTACATTAAACTTAGCATATTCAACACGTGACAATAAATCGTCATAGTCATAAGGCTTATCTTCATATAAGTTTTCATCAAACTTAAGCATAGCAAGAGAAACTACTGCACCATTCTCTGCTGGTCCTAGTGTTTCAAAATCATATATTAAATTCATTTAAAGTTTACCTGTGCCATTATTTCGGTCATCATAGCAACCATATTTAATTCATGGTCTGCTACAAAAGCATCTTTATATTGATAATCAGCAAGAATAAGAACTAACTGAGGAATAGACTGAGCTTCAATTGATTCGTACATATTATCATATAGCATACGAATAATTGCGACAGGTTCTTGGTCCATGTTATTTGTGACCCATTGTCGCATTTTCTTGAAGTTTTTATCTTTTAGGTGTGCATTTAAAAGGTTAATATCACCGCTAGTAGAATTAGATATACTACCATGAATACCAGTACCGCTAATACTTCTCCGTTGAACTTCATTAATAGCTCTCCTCCAGTCAGGAGCGTGTTTCATAATTAAATCAGCTACTGCCTGAGGTTCAAACTCAACGCTCTCTTCTTTTAGTATATATGTTAATCTCTTGAAGAATTGCCCTGCAAGATCTGCCATATCTTTCTTAGCGGTATTAAACTCGTATACACCACACCGCGAATGAAGCGGATCAATAATTCGGTTTTTGAAGTTGCAGGTGAGAATAAAGCGGCAGCTATTCGAGAACTCTTCGATGAATCCACGTAATGCTGGCTGTGTCGATTGCGGATTGAGGTAGTCAGCCTCGTCCAAGATACATACCTTACTTCCTCCAGATAAAGAGACTGTTGAAGCAAATTGTTTGATTTTTCCTCTGAGTGTATCAATGTTACCTTCTTCTGAACCGTTGATTATAATATAATCTGCGCCAATCTCATGGCACAAAGCTTTGGCTACGGTAGTCTTACCTAAGCCGGCAGTTCCGGCAAACATCATGTTTTGAAGTTCACCGGAATCTACCATTTTCTGAAACGTATCCTTTAATGACTTAGGCAAAATTGTTTCAGAAATAGTTTGTGGTCGATATTTCTCGACCCATAAAAAATCGTTCATTCACATACTCCATAATATAATGATTGCATTATACAGCAATCGGTGCTAGTTGTAAACTAGTCTTCACTTTCGGCAGCTTCTTCTTCTGCACGATTTTCACATAGTGAAATGATTTGAATGCACTGATCTCGAAGAGTACCGATTGAAGTAAGTTCTTCTCCTCGGAATCCACCACGTTGTACGATAGCGTCAATTACTGCAACTGTACTACGGCTTGAACGGCCTGCAAGATCATAAATTTGGTTATCTGACATTATATTCTCCTATTGATATGTCGATGTTTTTTCAAGTGCAACCCAATACTTCATATCGCTTTCA